TGCAACCCTGCAATCAGGTCACCAATCATTGTGCCAGGTGGCCACAAGGCAGTGGTCAAAGCGATTGCATCAGCATCAGCTTCTGCTTGTAACTGTGCAATGTACGGTGCCAGTTCAGGCAACACACCAACAACAAACTGGATTTCAGCAGGAGACAACTCACCATTCATCAGATCAATCAACACGTTTGCTTTAGCAAACTCATCATCTCTGATTGCATCAGCAACAGCAAGACGCAACTCAGGTGGCGCATCATTCAAATCCTGTTGGAACAACGCAAGGATTGTTTCAAACTTGATCCGCTCTTCTTCAGCTAACGAGATTTTCACAGCAAGATCAATGGATGCTTCATCCAACCCAGCCAGCCCAATGTACTCAGCAATTTGCTCTGGTGGAATGTTCGCATTCTTTAGTGTTTCTTCAAGACGCTCACGGAAAATTGCGCCAAGGAAACGTGGGTCACCACTCTTAGAAGTAATTGCCTGTTCTAGAACCCCACCAGCTTTTTCCCCAAACGTGATGATTGCCCCAACAGCAGTGTTCTGCTCATCTGTGTAATCACCCAAAGCAGACTTCACAATGTCGAACTCTTTTGGCAAAGAACCCAACGTGTCAAACAGCCCTTTGTATGCACCGTTCATGTTGCCAGCAGCTTTTGCTGAATCATCCAAGAATGATGAACGCTCAATCACTTCTGTAAATGTTTTGCCTGCAGCAGTTGATGCACCAAAAGTTGTTTCTAAAGCTTTCACACGGTCATTGAAATTTTTGACCCCATCAGTGATGGATTCAATTGTGCCAGTGCGTTTTTCTTCCAGCTTGATTGCTTCTTGTTGCTGACGGTTCATTTGTTTCTCAGCAACAGTTGCATTGACTGTTGCCACAGTGCGTTCATCAATCATCTTTTGTGACTTGCCGATGAAGTCCATCTGGGTCTTGTAAGCGTCAGAAGATTTGACCATTTGATCAGCTTGCGCTTTCAGGTCATCAATGACTTGCTGTGATGCACCTGGCCCAAAAGAATCCAAGAAAGTTTTGAATGCTTTGTCAGCTTCTTCAATGTCTGCTGTGAACCCGCCAATGGTTACTTCTGCACCAAGGCCCTGCCAGATACCTGCAAACTCTGCGCTCTTATCTTCAACACGCACAAGTTCAGAAAAGGCTTTGCCAAGTTCCTCGTTTGTTCCACCCATGGATGAACGGGCACCATCAAAAGCTTTGGCCATCTTGGCATCAATATCATTCATGGAGTTCAGAACAGTTGCAGTGGTCTCTGCGATACCAACAGCGATACCCACAAAGGCTATTGCGCCAGCGGCTTTGCCAACCTTGGTCATGGAGCGTGAACCATCTTCGCCCACGATTGTGAGCTGGTCACGCATCTTGATTGCCTGACCTGCAGCAGCAGCGAAACCACCACCCACAGTTGCAGCCAAAGCAGCTGTTGTGCCCAACCCGCCAACGGCTGTGAGTATGCCAGGGTTCAACTCGTTCAGCGCACCAGCTGCACCAGCAGCTTGCCCAGCAAGACCACCAAGAACACCACTGGCACCCTTGCCGACCGCCTCTCCAAGGTCACCCACGTTATTTTTGAGGATCGTCATTTGTCCGCTGAAACTGGCTGCTTCTTCGATTGCGAACCCACCAACAGATCCAGCTAAAGCATCAAAGACTGCTTTGCCTGCATCGGTCTTTGCGGCAGTCTCGTCGACCTGCACACCCATTTTTTTTAGGGCACCAACCGAACCGTTTAGGCCCTTGCCGACCGCTTTTGCAGCAGCGTCAAGGGATATACCCATCTTCTGTGACAAGTCAACGATCAGTGGGGAAAGGCTTTTGGTTTGATCTTCTGTTGCACCCATCTGCACAAGCAGAGACTGAGCACCAACAATGGCATCAGCATCAGCTGCAGTGACTTTCTGCAAACCTGCAGCAACCTCAGTCAAAGCCTCACCATTATTAGTGAACGCATTGCTGCTGTTCTTAATGGAGTTTTCAAGCTTCTTGACTTCACGATCAGCTTCATCAGACATCATTGCAAGCTTGGCAAAACCGCCCACAGCGGCAAGGCCACCAAGGGCAACAGCTGAACCAACTGAAACCATTTTGCCTGAAACCTTGTCAAGGCCACTAGTGGCTTTGGCTAGATCCTTGTTTGCTGCGTCACCTAGTTTGTTAAACTCTCGTGCTGCACCAGAAGCATCAGCGCTGATGAGGATTTGCAGTTTTTCAAGAAAAGCCATTTGATACCGCCTCGTTCAGAAGTCGCAAATCCCTAAAGGTCAAGCTTCTGGTTTGGTCTGGGGTCCAGTTGAATTTGAGTGCACACCAGATGATCCATCCGTCTGTGGATCGTCCACCGCTTTTGGGTTTGCACCCTCATAAATCACAGGCAAATCTTCTGGTACTTGCACAAAAATCTGTGTGATGTTTCGCATGGTTATCTCTGCTGGTTCACTACCAGTTTTGGTGCATGCAAGTTTGTAAACAAAGCTTGCAGATTTGGCTGACCTAAAAGGATGAGACATGACAATGAACCATTGTTCATCACAGTCTTGTTCTAGTTCAACCAAATCTGCCAGCGTGAAGTCAGCCAACCTGACTTGCCCGTTGGCTGTGATGACGGCCCACTCGTCAGCCATATCAGGTACCTACGCTGCTGACAGTTGAAGCAGCTGATCCGGTCCCAGAAATTTCCACTGCGCCGCTCACTGACTGGGTGATGCTCAGATCAAAGTGTGCTTGGCCAAAGAAATACTGGGCTGTGTTTGAGCTGTCTGGGTACAAATAGAATTTGCGCCCGGCGGCAACACTATTGGTGATGCCGTACTGCGAACCTGCAGCAGTGTCCCAGTAGCCCGCAAAGGAAATAGCGCCATCGGGATTTCCCACGACATAAACCTTACTAAGGTCGCCAAACGCCGTAACTTCCGTCTTGTCTGTGGTGGAGTCCAAGCCCCACGTGTTGAGGTTTGCAACTGGTGTTGCAGCTGCAGTGCCATTGGCAGAAGCGTCGATATATACACGCCCGCGTTTTCCACTGATCGGATTAGCCATCTGTTTCTTCTTTCACTAGGCCACACGCTGCAAGCAACATGTGGGCATTATTTGGAAACGTACGATCAGTGACCACACGTTTTGCCTGCTGTGCAGCAATTTGCCGCTCAACTGGATTTGCAAGCGCCCAGCGGATTAACTCGCCAAGCTCTTCAGGGCTTTCAAAAGTAGGCAACATAGGGAACAACTCATCTGATTCACCACGAGACTGACGAGCAAACCAAGTGCCAGAAGCAGCTAGTTCAATTTCTCGTGGACCAACAGACCACCCATCACACCCATCAACCACATCACCATTGGTTTCAGTACGGTACAAGTTGAAACTTGTTTTGGCTCCACGGTACAACTCTGCGGTCTGGTCGTTATCTATGCAATCTTCAAGGTCATGCACAACATGTTCAGCAATGCTGGCTGGTGTGTTCTGCCAGTTACCAGCAAGAGCAAGATCAATGCCACTGAAGTTGCAGCGTTCTAAGAATGCAACCCTGCTTGGGTAACCAGTACCAACAAACACACAATCAGACTGGTAGTCAGCGTGTGCTTCACCCTCATAGTGAACTGCCGGCCTGTAAGCATGTGGAGTGTAAACAGCTGTTGTCAATGATAAGTACTGGTTGATGTTGGTTGGGTCATTCAAAGCCACCACATCAAAGTGTGGTGCAATCAACAACTGGCGTGATTCCTCATAAGGTGATTCTGTCATCACACAAGCTGTTTTGATCCCACGCCCACGACAGACTTCTAAGAACTGTGGATCAACAGTGAACCCTGAAACAAACACAATGACTTGTGGCCACCAATACAGCACTGATTGTGGCAGCCCACTGATTGCGAAACTGTAGACATCTCTGGTTGTGGGGAAGGCTTTGATGTAGGTGCCATCATCCATGCCAAGGTGGGCCACACTGCCCCATGTGAGACGATCACCAAGATTGTATTGCTTGACCTCGTGCCCTAGTTCTGTGAACCCTTCACACCAACCATCAAACACATCTTGCACACTGAAGTTTGGGCCAGGGTGAACAACAAGGATACGCACTCAGAAAACCTTGCCCAACGCTTCAACCTGTTTCCGTTTGTATGCACCAACAGCACTAGGTGTGCCAGCCTTGATTCCATTAGACCAAGCCTTTTTGCCTTTGGTGCCAGGATGCCTGGTGTATGCAGCAAAGTTGCCGTTGCCCCACGCCATCACCTTGCGTTTCTTCGCACCCTTGCGAGCACCAGCAAGAGCTTGTGCAGTATCAGCGCCACCCATCAGGGCTGATATTAGGTTGGCACCTTTGCGCATCTTTGCTGTAGCACCAGGCACAATAGGGTGAGAGCTTGCACCGTACTCAACAACTTTCCATACACCCATGGGAACAGCCTTTAGAACTGCTTGTGCTTTCCCACCAGTGTTTTCTAGGTCGTAGCGTGCGTTGAGTTTGACACCACCTTTGAAACCAACCTTGGTGCGATCCTTGCCCCAGCGTGACAGTTGCCCATCACCACCAGTAGCAGCCTTGCCTGAAGCAATCACAGCATCCTTGTAAGCGAATGCTGCAGCGGTAGTTGCTGCAGTGTTGACCTTTTCCATCTCTTGGCCTGCTTTGATCAGCTTTGCACCAAAGGTTTGTGGTGTTGATGTGCCCATCAGATCATCACCCTGACTGTCAGATCAGCTGCGTAGTAGCCAACATCAGCCACAATCAGTTCACGATATGAACCGTAGGACTCAACGAAGAAGTCCATGCCTGGTGCATCTGCTTCTTCAATAGCTGTGATTGCCGAGCTGGGGTCATCAGCATCAAGGAGCTGGTCCAACCCTGCCATCTGGTCAACACTTCTGCGTGACACCATGGCAATCACATCAACAGTGATTTCACGTTTGCCATCAAAGGTCAGTGGTTTCACGTTGAATCCGCTGATCATCACACACGGAACTGCCACATTGTCTGGTGGGTATCTGTACACGTTCAGTCCAGGCACATCACTGATTGCTTGGGCTAGTGCTTCCCTGATTTCACCATTGCTTACAGTGCTGCTCATGCGATACCAAAACTGTGTGCGTGCCTGTATGGTGCAAGAAAGTCTATTGCCCTTGGTGGTAGTGACTTGCCAACACGCATCACACCATATTCACCAAAGCCTGCAACACCCAGTGGGGATTCTTGCATCTTGGCTATTTCTGCAACCATGATTCTGCACGCCTGTTTCACTTCAAATGGGACTTTGGGCCAGCCCCACACACCAGTGATTTCCACCGTGTTCTGTCTCATGTTGAAGGTTGGCACTGGCCACTGCACACCACCAAGCAACTGAAGTGATGTGTATGGTTCTGATGCTTGTGGCGCGTTGTATGGGAGCAGCTGGTAAGCGGTTGCACCAATGGTGGTGGAGTAGACACCATTACCTGTTGGGTCAGTCTTTAGTGTGGTGACGCTGACCAGATCATTGAATGACCCAAACGTCAGGCTGTATATGTCATCTGTTGCAAAGGTGCGTGCTTCTGTGGTTTGGAAAAACTCGCGTTCACAGTAGCGGTCAATCTTTCTTGACACAGCTTCAACCACATCATCAAGTAAGGATGTGTCTTGCACGAGGTTCTGGCCCACATAGGCCACAGCTTCAGCTTGTGTGAGATAGCCATTTGTTATTGTCATGCGTTCATCTCCATGCTGCAGCCCTCACATCATTACCCTGCACATCAATCACATGCTTTGCAAAGTTGCGTGTGAGGATTGTGGAAAGGTGGTCTGGGTCCACATTGCTGTAGTACTCGTGTTCTTGAAGTGGGCCACCATCAGCAGCACTGTGTGGTGTGCGCTCGTAGCAGGCTGCTGTGAATACCAGCAAGCCTGTTCTGTGGTCCAAAAGGTTTTTCAGGTGGGCTATGTGTAGTGGCCAATCAGGTGTGTGTTCTGCAACCTCAAGATGCAAGCCCACATCAAACTTCTGTTCGTTGCCGTAATCGAGAACATCGCCAACCCATGTGACACCAGGTGCATCCACAAGGTCAACAACTTCAAGTGTTGCGTTCTCAAAAAGGTAACTCGGTGAACCGTTTATATCACGCCCGCCACAATCGAGCACACTGCAAGGCGTTGCTGGCACCCATCGTTGCACCCATTCAAGAACTGCGTGATGCATCAAATCACCTCGGGTTTCCGCCACCAGAAGAAGTGTGCAATCAAGATCAATGGTAGCCACTGGACTGGTAACACTTGGGCTGCAGCAATGGCCATCACAGGCCCAGCAGCAGTGTGCAGAAGTCTCACAGTGTCAGTTGCCACCAACAGTTGCCCATACGCAATCAGGAGTATCAGAAGTGTTTGCCAAGAAGGATGATACAAAGCCGCAAGGGTTGCGCCCCATGGGGCGACCATCAGCCATGCGTCACGCCAGCGCCCATGGTGAGCTTCCATAGCAGTCTTGAAAGGATGTTCATGCACTCTGCGCAACAAGGGTTGTGCAGTTACCTGATCAAGGTGTGATTTGCGTACAAACCAGACAACTGCAGGCACGATCAAACCCACCAGCATGATCGGATGCCAAGCCCAAACAGCAGCAAAGATTGGTGCTGTCTCTTTGATTGAAGCAGCCACCAGAATCAGCAACACTGCCAGTGGCCACAGGCCATGTTCAAAGCAAGCAACAGCCATGATGCTGATTGCCATTGCTGGTAGGTCCACACCAACAGGTCGTACTACTTGTGGACCCCACACACCAGGCAGTGCAAGCAACAACACTGCTGCAGCTGCCGCACGTTCCCAACCAAGATCAGATCCCCACCACAACATCCCTGCTGCAGCGATCACCCACGAGGAAACCCATACCGCATACCATCTGCGCAAATCTGTTTTGCAGACAGTGGGGAGCAGCCAACGCAGATTGAATGGGCGTGCTACTGGGACACCACGCCCAGCCAGCAGATACCTAGAAGCATCAGGCCCTAGCATTGTCATCCGTTGTGCGTGGTTCTTCAGGTGGTGTCACACCCATTGTCTTTGTGTCTGACGGCCAGTAAACCCTGCCACCTTTGTGGTGCCCCACGTGGGCTGTGGTGTCCACAAAAACCTTGTGGCCTTGGTCACCAGCACGCAAACAAAAACTCACATCTTCGCCAAGTGCCCACTCTGAACCATCATCACCAAACCTGATGTCAAACCCAAACCAGCAGTTTGTGCTGCCACCACTCTGATCAAACATCTGTTGGATTACTGAACGGTGGATGAGTAGGCAACCTGTTCCAGTTGCTGTGACTTGCGCCAGCTGGTTTGGTGCCCAGTCCAAAAGCACTTGCGTGATTGTCAAAGGATTGTCAACAAAGAGCGTGGGGATTACGCCATCTGCTGTGAGGATCACACACAGGGCACCAAGAATTTTCACATCGTGTTCAACAGCTCGTGCAACCATCTGATGCATCAGCTCTGGTTTGAAAACCATATCTGTATCAACAAACCACAACCACTCTGCATCAG